TACAAGAGAGAGCCGCGCCACTGTCCGAGTGCGAATAGGACGCCGTATTGGTCAGATTAGCGCAGAAAGGACCGACCATAAGGTCATAGTACCAGCGGCCGCCGACAAACGCGTAATTGACCTGGCCGTTATTGTACCACATGCCGTCAGCCTCATAAGTGCTGCTGGAACCACTCGCATTAACAGGCAGCCGTCCGAATGCTTCCGTCTTCATGCTGCTGATGTAGCCACCGGAAGAACCAGCCGGGGTAGCATTTGCGATCGTCTTATAACCGTTTCCGTCTGTGTTGTAGTCGGTTGCAGTAGAACCATCGTGAGTACCACGAGTCAGCTTGACCTTCTGCGTACCATTAGCATTGATCCAGCCGGCAGTACGACGCCACAGGTTACCCCAGACATTCTCCATACCGAAGACCTTCACGCCGGAAGTCTTGTTATTGGAACCCCAGAACATACCCTTGGTGTTCATCGTACCGGGGGCAATAGCATCGCTATTGGAACTCTTGCACCGTCCGTAGCCAAATGCAGTCTGGCACTCAGTAGAACGAGCCATCATAACCAACAGATCCTGAAGCAGAAGTCTGTCAGCCAGCACCTCGGTATACCAGTCATTGCCGTTTGCCTTTGCATAGGCGATTTCGTTAGCCGCCGTGGTGTTTGCGCTGTTAGCTGCACCGCTGATAGAACGCAGCTTACCGGAAACCAGAGAACCGAAATAGATGGGGGTATAGAAATGATCGATCTGGTTGTTATTGCGGTCATAGTTACACCAGCAATCCCAAGTATCGTCCTGAGGAGTATCGGAGCAGCGGAAATGGTAAACACCATTCGATTCCCAACGCTTTGTATAGATCTTCGGCCATTCCATCATGGCGTTGCCGCCGAAAGAAGTATCCGTAACCTTGGATGTGGTGCCGTTGACCTTCTTGGTATAGTCGTTAGGATTGAGATAGTGATCTACAACACCTGCGTAAGTTAGCATACAGGGGCGCGGCATAAACTTTTCGCCCGGATCAAACGCCCAACCACCATAGTTGAACTTACCAGTGCTGAAATTCATAGCCGCCGGAGTAAACGCTGCATTATCCACATCAGAAGGATAAGTTACTCGTCCTGTGGGGCTGGAAGTCGCTTTCACCAACCGAACAGATAATCTCTCTTCTTCGGCGTTACGCTGGTTCTGTTTGCCTCGCTGCGATTATAGGCACCGGTACTGGTGTAAGGGAATGCGGAATAGTAATACACCACTCCGACCGTCACATTAGTATCCGTATAAGTGCCGTTTGCAGTGATGTTCTTGAATAGCTCACCCTCAGTCTCGCTGGTAGGATAACCGGTCGTGCTCCTACGGATAACTGCACCTGCAACGCCACTCGGAAGCTTCGCCGTAATTTCTACCTTAACGGTATCAGACGCTGAGACATACACCGACTTAGCGGAAAACTCCTGCATCGGCTCCGGTTCATTAACGACTACACGGTTAGCCTTGTTTCGGTTATACACACCCTGAGTGGTATAAGGGAATGCTGCATAGTAGTAAGTTCCGGTAGGAGATGCACCACTATCTGCGAAGACAGTGGACGCTTTGATGTTGGCGACCAGATCACCATCGAACTCGTCCTTAGGATAATCGGTTGTCTTCCTCTGGATAATCGCACCTTTCACGGTGCAGAGTGTCTGGTTGTTCACGACCGTGTCGTTAGGAAGTGTTGCTGTGACTTTCACAACGCCACTCTCAACAGCCACGCTGAATGCCAGCATATTGGACGGCTCAATGCCGCCAAAGAAATGTCGGTTTTTACCGAAAATCAGATCTTCTTCTGCCATTTTGATTATTCTCCTTTCGCTTTAAGAATAAGTTACAACGGTGCTGATAAGCTTGCCATCGGAGTCAAAAGTTTTGACGGCTCTCGCCACTTCTGCTCCAGCTGCACTTTTCAGCACATTTGTCATGGTCAGGAATCCATCAGAAAAAGTCTTCGTCAAGGTTCTACCATCGCTCGCAATCGAAGTGATAACAGTACCATCATCCGAAAACTCCTTGGTTCCGTCTTCGAAGCCAACCAGCAAAATCCGCTTGACCTCTTCCTTGTCGATCTCAAGTTGTAGATTTCCTGCGACATCACCGCTGAGCTGGTCTTTCATCTGGTTATACCAGGCAAGAAAATCAGCCTGCTCAGATGCAATCCACTGGTCGAGGACATTCTGCTCTTGCTGGAGGTCGGCTTTCATTTTATCGAACCAAGTCGTGAAATCGCTTTCCTCCTGAGCAATCCAGTCATCGACTTCCTGAGATCGTGCATCCGTAAACCGATCAAGCTCATCCTGCCATTTTCCAAGCAGCTCGTCCAGACTGATTGTCTGAAGAATACCGGTTACAAATGGAGTAGATTCTGTGCCAACCATAGGGGTAATGTCAGCTTGGTTAATAACCGCAGTGCCGTATTTTCTGTAAATATAACAGAGAGGGTACTGATGGACATTTCCCTCGTTCGTCAAAGTCGGTCTCGACGGTGCGCTGGACGGATTACCCTTGACAAATTTGATGGTGTTCTCACGCACCGACTCAGTTCCGTTTACTTCCAGAACCACAGCATCGATGCGATCAAGAAGCACTTCTGCTTCCGGGGCAGTCATCGGCAGGATGCTGTC